GCGAGGCGTTTATCAAGGGCTACGAGAAGTGTCGTCTTACGGCGTACATGCCGACGCCAAAAGATGTTCCTACGATTGGCTGGGGGTCTACGGGCCCTGACATTAAACTCGGTATGAAGTGGACACAAAAAAAGGCCGATGATAGATTCTCATCGGACCTCAAGTCGTTTGCCAGTGCTGTATCGTCTGCGGTGAATGGTATCGCGACTCAGAACCAATTCGATGCGATGGTGAGTCTAGCGTATAACATTGGTCGGTCTGCGTTCGCTAACTCGACTGTTGCGAGGAAGCATCGTGCGGGTGATTATGCGGGGGCTGCTCAGGCCTTCAAGCTGTTCAATAAGCAGAAGGGGCAGGTACTCAACGGCCTCACGAAGAGGCGTCAAGCTGAGAAGGAGATTTACGAATCGTGACAGACACGCTACAGCTCAAAGCGTTCTATGCTACGTTGATAGCGATCTGCTATCTCGTTACGCTTGGTGCTGTACTCGTCGCGCTAGGGCGCAGCGTAGAGGCCCTAGGTGTAGCAGCAGCTGTGACGGGTTTGATCGGACTATCGAAGGTTCCGTCGTCTAAGTCAACGACGATCGACAATGGGCCGGGCAACCCCGTCAGCACAACTACAGAGGATTCTCATCCGGGTTAAAGGCATAGCCCTTCTTGCGAACCTCTTGGCCGTTCCAGTAAACAGTTGACGTTGTCCACTCGACAGTGTCTCCTGCTGCTGGAACGGCTTTTTCGTTTCTGCTTATGTAGAAACATTCGTACTGCCTGTCAGGGAAGTCCGTCCACACTTGCCAGACAGGCTTGTTCGTGGACGGTTCCGTAGTAGCAGACACGAACCTTACGGTCGCTTTCCGCCTAGCCATTAGAGCTGCTGAAGGAGCTTCTTAGCTTCAGCGAGCGCAGCTGCCTTAGCGCGGTTGAAGACTTCCTGAGCAACGGCGAGAGCAATGTCCTTCGAGATAATGACGTTCTTTGCGTTGTTAGCAAGGCTGATGACCTCAACAGCGAGAGCCTGTAGCTTCTCGATGTTCGGCATCGTCTTATTCTCAAGAAGGTTGATGACGTCGACTGCGTCCTTGTAGACGGCCGGAGCGAGAACCGTGACGACCTGCTGAATCTCGCTGATAGCGTACGTCTCGACAGCCTTAATATTACCCTTCGAGAATACCTTCTTGAGAACCTTACCGATCTGTTCGAAAATGTTAGCCATATTACTTATTTCCTTTATCTAAAATGTCTACAAACTTCTTGAACATATACGCGTCATACTGGGAGAGCTCTCGAAGAGCTGCCTCCATCTTTTCGTCCTTGCTCATTATTCGAGCCAGAACTTATCTTGGACACCACGAGACGGAAAGTAAAGGTAGAGCTTAGCGTGCGGATTAGGGCACTGTGCGTCTCCCTTATCAACAGGAAGAACGTCTACCTTCACGTTCGTAGAGAAGCGCTCGTTAAACGCAGCGACCCTCTTTACGAACGACTCAATCTCTGGAATGTCTTCGGAGTAAAGACCAACCTGCTTGACAGGCTGATCTTCATCCTTGAAACCTTCGTTAACCGTCATTCATTACCTTTCCGATTTCAATGACCTCACATACGCCGCCGGTGCAAGCAAGTTCTTGGCTTCCCGTGGTGTTGTCTTCGGTCTCATAGAGAGCAAGAAACTCCCAGTTAATAGCTTCCGGCATAGCCTTGACAGCTTCGTCATAAGTCTCCTTGCTAACGCTGTTCTCTGGGGCTTGCTTGTACGAACCGTTGTCAAACGGTAGGAACGAGACGCCTGACAGCTCATCAAAGTGCTTGTAAACCCACGCTCCAACATCCATCCACTCCTCGTCTCGAACGTAGACCGTGCAGGACGGCTTATGCTCACACCAGTGATCTTGCAGCAGCTTCCAGAGTTCAAGCTGATCGATAGCAGTCATGTCCTCACGGACAAGTGCGCTTTCGGGGCTCATGACAGGGAAGCTGAAGACAGACGTCGTAGTCGGCGACATCAAGTCTGGTTCGACGGGGACTCCTGCGTCGGTGAGGAAAGCAGTGAGAGGGTCCTTTTGATCTGCCCTAACCGTACGAATACGATAATGTGCAAAGCTAGGATGAAGCCCCGACGAGCTTCCAACCAGCTGGGAGACAGTACCGCTAGGCTTAACGCAAGTAGTAGCAGTAGATGGATTGATACCCAAGCGCTCTGCCCACTCGACATTCGTTCGAACCACGAGGTCGCGGAGGTTGCTGAGGTTTTCAGCCGTGAGAAGTTTGACATTGTCACATACACCCGTTAGCGAGACGCCGAGCAAACGCTCTTCCTCGCAGTTGTCCTTCCAGACCTTCCTTAGATACTTGAAATCAGTGAAGGTCGATTGAATGGTCCCCAAGATAGCTGCAACTCTAGCTTTCCGTTCGAGAGATTCATAGGTATCATCGCTACGTACGACGATTTCTGTAAGGTTGCAGAACTGGTAAGGGCGGAGGATGATTTCAGAGCATGGGTTAGTTCCGAAGTCATAACTGCTATCGCGACGTCCATTTCGTGCCGCAATTCGCTGACAAGCGTATCGAGAGAAGAGGCCTCGCTCGCCGGACTTTGATGCTTCAAGAGCCATCCACTCCTTCATAAATAGCGACATGTCTGGGCGACGACGCTCGTAGACAGCTGAGTTGTTAGCAAGGCGACGATGACCGCTACGCTCCCACCAAGCGCCAGTCTTAGCGACCCGCATGCGGTCATCAGTGACATCAGACAGCGAGATCATTGCAGACCTGCGAACGCCACCAACGACAACGATGTCACCAATCTTACACATGAGATCGTGGCACTCAAGCGTCGTCAGTCGACGTCCTGCTGCTCCACGAAACATATCCACTGTGAAGTTAAACAGATCGACGAGAGGGCCCGGTCCAGAAGCTCGTCCGCCAAACGTCTTAAGTCGCGCTCCCGCAGGTCGTACCCCGCTGACATCCCACTGTGGAATCTCACCTGAATAAAGCAAGGCGATGAGCTGCCTAAACGCTCGGCTCCAACCTTCCTTGCTGTCTCCAACGATGATAACAGAGTCTGACGGCTGATGAGTTTCGGATACTGCGGGCAGCTTATGGACATTTTTTTCCTCAACAGAGAAGCCAACGCCCGTGCCGCACATGAGAATGTACATTGCTTCGTCGAACGTACGTGGGCTGTCAACAGGGACGTAAGCGCAGTTGTAACCAGCGACGTTACAGCGTTCGAGAGCAGGGCCAGCAGTCATGAGAGCCCGCATAGACGGCATGACTTCGAGGTTGTAGATTGCATCCCGCACTTCGCCGAGATCGTTGACGCCCGTCTTGTGGCTATAGTAGCCGATGAGACGATCTACAGTCTCACTCCAGTCTTCGCGTCGGTTATCCTCCTGACGCCATTTAGCGTAGCGGCTCTTGTAAATGAACTCTTCGTAGTAGTTTTTGAATGGCCCGCTCAAGTCTTTTCCTTTAATCAAATGTCAACTTCACGATTCTCTTGAATCAAGCGTTCTTCGTGAGCTTTCTTAGGGTCCCATCCGTTACGGATTAGCATCTTCTCAAAATCATCCCAGCTCATAAAAATCCTGTCGAAATTAACGTTGTGTTTATGTCGGCATCCCGTTGACGCTGCTGACGTTCGTACCAGTCGTCAGACGACTTTGCCGTTGATGCGATCACAGACGAGCGTCGCGTAGCCTGCGATGTCGCGCCAGTTGTCGTCGTACTCCGGGTCTCCGTTGAGGATGCGACCGATTTTGTTGGCGATGATACGGAGAGACTCTCGGTTGTCGGCTCCCATTGTTTCCCAGTTGGGCGATTGTACATATACCTTGTTGATGGCGTCCGCAAATTGTGCCGTATCGACAAAATGACCGTAACGACCACCGCGCTCGCCAAGAACAGTAGAAACATCTTTGCCCTTATCTCCTGTCATAATATCACTCATTTTCGTAATCGTCCTCTCCGTAGTGGGGATCGTTTTTGACGCCGTCGTCTCCGAGCCAGAAGAAAAAGCGTCCTTCGTCAAGAACGCAATCAGGGTCTCGGAGAGGCTGATACTCATCAGGCAGTCTCATCGAAATCATAAAGTTGGGGTTGGTCCGTGTCGTCTTCATCAAAAGTGTTCTCTCCCTTTCCTCGAAGTCCGATCCATTCTGCGAGATCGTCGTAGTTTACTTCTACGTCATCTTCGAAAGCTTCAATTAGTTCTTCGGCAGGAATTTGCAGGAACTCTGCAATCTCCCACCCTTCGCAGCGGTCAGCAAGTGCCGCCTTAAATTCCTTACTGACCACCGTACTCTTCCTTTATCTTCGCCATGCTGATCCACTGAAAATCGTAGAGGCCGTCTTCAACGTTATCGCAGATAGCTACTCCCCTCGACCACATGTCGTTCGCACGCCCTGCGTAACCAGCAGTGTAATCAATGTAAGAACCCACAACAAGGCCCATAAGAGAACGACCGGGAGTTCGATCAATCTTATAGTCCGTGACGTGGCTGTGCCCGCAAGTCGAACTTTCATTTGTCTTCTTTATAATCGACCAAGCAGGATGCTGGCCGCCAATTGGGCGACCCATGAGGCCGCTAGTAAAGTAATGACTATAAGCAATACCGTCAATGCGGACAGTATCAAGAAACGGATACACTTCCCAAGGGTAGTCGTTAAAGCCGATGTCTTCATTCTTGATCTGCCCTTCAAAGACAGGGTTTTCTGCTACCCAACGCTCTGGACGGATATCGTGATTACCCAGTGTCCACACCATTCGCGGCAGCTTCTTTTTGTGCTTCCGAAGCTCGTGAAAGATTCGCTCTTGAGCATCGTACGATGCGTCGCAATCAGCCTTGTAGCGCGCTCCTTCGAGCTCCTTTGGCTTCGAATGGAAACAGAGAGACGCCATGTCTGCTAGGTCGCCGATGTTAATAACGACATCCGGCCTGACGTCATGAATGAGTTTTCCCGCCCACGTAAATCGCTCGTTACTGAAGTCTGGGTGGGCGTGACTGTCAGGGAGAACGAGATGTCGCTTGCCAGCCATATTACTTAGCGGCGTCCGTCGTCGACTGCTTAGCGACCTCTTCGACGTACTTGTCAGCCAACTCACGATAGCGAGCGTCCTGCGTCTTGAGGTTCTGATTGCCGACGAGATACGACAGGAGTTCCATTGCTTCGTTCTTAGTCATCTTCTTGAATACCTTCTTTTGAGTTGGTTCGTTCTTTCCACCAGTCGAGGGGGATGCAGCCTTCTGCCCATTGGAAACCTTGGGATTCTGCCCACTCACCGTACGATTTACCGTGGCGGGAGAGCTTGCTTCGCCCGTTTTGAAATACGAATCGTATGTCGAGGTCCGGCCTCGCCGCTTTGACTGCAACCATTTTCCGACGGTCCCAAACATCTAGTCTTCCTTTCGCTTCGACGACGATCCCGTTAGGCAGGATAAAATCCGGCTGGTAGCGGAACGCTATCGTATAGTTAATTATAGCAGATTTTGGCTCAAAGTCAAGCTTTTTCTTCGATGCTCTTGCAGTATTATAAATTTGCGCTTCGAACTTAGATCGAAATGTGATGCCGTCTTTGTGCTTAACTCTAGTCGAGAACTTCGGCATCACTAATGCGATCCTTTGTTACTTCGAGGACATCTGGTTGTCGAGCCACCTCAGTGAGGAAGCGGGGTCGGCCGCTATATAGAAACGTTCGTAATCCTGGCCAACACTCCTGCTTAAATGAGCAATAAGAGCACTGTGTTCCGAGCTTTCGATTTCCCGACTTGCCATCAGGCTCGTCAGAGTAGCAGCGTTCCGGAGCTGTCGACGAATCGATGACACCTCGCAGATGAGCAATGCGTTCAGGCACACCGAACTTATTAGTGATACTAGCACCAACGTTGAGAACACAAATATCTCCATGAACCTTATCGAACGCTAGGAACGCTCCTCCTGTGTCCGGCGTGACGATCGACGCGTAGCTGCTAATCTGCCCAATGTATCCGAATGGGTCTTGCTCGAAGAGCGTCCCCTTTTCAAACTTAGCATACGACATGGGAGACGCCGACTTGACATCAACGGTAACTCCGTCAATAACAGCGTCGATGTGACCCTTGACTCCGTCAACTTCTAGTTCCTCTTGCTCTCGTTCGACAGTATGTCCAGCCTCTTTAACGAGAAAGAGAAGCATCTGCTCGATCAAGTCGCCGTAGAGAAACTTAAACGCGTTCTTAGGTGCTAGCTTTTCTCGCTCGTCTTTGGCATTTGCCATATACCATATCTGACGATCAGGTCGTCCGAGATTAGAGAATCGAAGAACCCCTCCTGATTGACTGCGCGCACGAAGGCGTTGTCGGAGGAGTTCTTTTGTTGCTTCGGCGAATGCATTGAGATTTTCCTCGCTGACCTCATGATCGTTGTCCTCATCAAAGAGCGCATAAATGTCCTCTACAAGTGTATTAAGTTGTTTGCTCATCGGTAGGGATTACCTTCAGTTTTTCCACACTCAGAGCATTCCCAAGCAGAATATCCTCCTAGACCTTCACGTCCAACTCCGATCCACTTATGTTTACAGTTTTTCTGTAGCTTTTTAATAATCTCTTTAACTCGGGACATATGCGATCTCCATTACTTCATAGGAGACTGGATCACGCTCCCAAATGTTATAGCGCCGCAGCGTAGGATGAGGGATTTCCTTGCCCTCTCCGATAGCGTTAGCGATGTCGAGTGCTTCTTGCTTAGTGGAAGCTACAATGTGAGTGTCGACGACCTCCACGTAGGAGGCCGCCCGTTGAATGCGAATGTTAAACTCTGTCACGCGATTATGCGATGTCGTCGTCGAGATCGTCATCGGCAGTGTGTCCACCGAACGTTGCCTTAAAAGCCGCGTCCTCCTTGTCAGACATCTTGTAAGCACCCTCCGAAGCCTGAGCCTTGGAGAAGAACTTGTCGTCAGCAGACAGAGGAGCGAACTCAGACGATGCGTACGGGACGTGATCGAGGATGCGGATAGCCATCGGATAGACACCCGGATACATGCTCTTGCCGTAGTCGACAATCTTGAGCTTCACGTCAGCGACCGTTTCGTTGCCGAGCTTGTCACCGTTCCACGGCTTGCCAGCAGCGTCCATGATGTTGATCGGCTGCGACTGCTTCTCTTCGCCAGTCCGCTTGTCAGTCCACGTACGGAACTTTTGCTTGAACGTGATGAACTCACCGCGTTCGTCATCCTTATCCTTGATGTTAAAGACAGCCTTGCCGTTGAGCTTGATGCCCTTGACTTGCTTAATGCCGTCGCTATCGAGAGCTAGATCGCCGACCCACTCCTTGCCATCCTTGTTGTAGTTGTCGACGGGATCGCCGATAACCTTAGCCCAGAAGAGCTTGCCACGCAGGTAAACGATTTCACTGTTATTAGCCAAATTTCTAATCCTTTTTTCTCTAGCTTATATATGATTATATCAGGTTATGACTGTAAAGTCAAGCTTTTTGTGCAGATTTTCTCCAGTTATTTGTATCGAAACCCAAGTGTCTAAGGCCCTCCTCAATGCGTTTCTGCCCAAGTCGCACCGACTTTTGCGTCACACTCGATCGGGACGTTGTAGTTGAAGGACTCTCCGGCTGCGGGGAAGGCGTACTCGCACGTCCCGATAAACGCGCCCACATGCGTCCCCAGAACGTCTGTTTGCCACTCGTCATGAATATCTCCTACTTTAATTGCATCAATTTTTTCTTTCCGCACACGCTCATCGACGAAAATCATCGCTTGCTTCATGATGCGGCTTTCGTCACCTTGCAGAAGGTACGGAATAACCATGTGGTCGGACGGTACGAGAATCTTAGCGCCATCACAAAGCGTAATACGTCCGCTACGTTCTAGCTCTCGTTGCAGCCTCTTGATGAGAGCAGGTAGCTCGGGGACCTGTTGGAAGAAAAGGCCCTTTGCTTCCTTAGCCTCGCCTAGGCTGATCTTCGCTTCTCCCGCGATTTTCGCATCACCTGCACCCATAAGAGTAGCGTATGTGATGGTCTTCGTGAGGGATCGGGTAGGGAGTCCCATGGACGCTTGATTTGCTGCATGCGGGTCTTCCTTGAGGATATTCTCGCTGAACGTTGGGTTGTTTAGGTAGTGGGCAAGGATTCTTAATTGAATCCCTTTTGCATCAACCCCGACCAGAGAGCGATTATGCTTATCGCGTGTAGTCCAAAGATCACGAGCCTCGTAAGTGTAAACACCAGCGCGCCCCTTGATCGGATTTTTCGACTCGTCCAGTCGTACAGCAGGTATGTTAGCAGTGTTAGGCTTATCGTGCCGATAACGCAAACTGCCAGCAAGCCACAAGTTTCCATGAATCAATCCTTTCTCATCGGCAACGTCGATCCATGTACTGACCATGTTTCCCCGTGCGTTGACGGCGATCCATTCAGCTAGTTTCTTGACGGGCTCGTTATCTGTTTCGTTTACAAACTCCTCTAGGGAAGGAACAAGCTTCCCCTTACGCGTTACTTGCGGGCTGCCACCACCGCCTTTGGCTGTTACTTTTGTGAACTCTCGGGGTTTCCATCCAAGCTCAAGCAGCTTTTCAACACGTTGTTTCGGACTTCCAAGGTTGAACTCAACGTAGTCAAACGCCTGATATCCTCCTCCTTCGGTCTCTTGTACCCGGGGGTATTGTCCAAGATGTCGTTCATAGTTAGCAGAATAAGTTCCATCTGCCTTACGTGATTTCGCAAAACTCTTGACGACGATAAGCTCGGGAGGCCACTGCTCATAAATCTCTTCCTTTAGTTGCCTCTCTAGCTCACGAATCTCTGCGTATAGCTCGTGAGCTTTAGGAACGTCGAGCTGAAAACCAGCCTTTCGTTGTCGTTGAATAATTGCCCAAGCTTTGTGCTCAATCTCACAAGACCGCGCTTTAAAGCCCACAGACCGCATACGCTCAGTAAGCCTAATGAATAGACGTACATTAACACGGCAATCATTAAGGCAATAGAGTACCATATCTTCACTAAGGCGACTCCAGTCGTTGAACTCTGTCTTCGGAAAACCTAGCCGTTGGCCCCACGCTCCGAGACTATGCCCACCAGCAAGGCTGGGAGAATACAGCATAGAAAGGACAAAAGTGTCCACAAGACAGCGAACGGGAATACGAGTGCCAAGAAGACGATTAAGAGTGGGTGCGTCGAACGAGATGATGTTATGGCCGACAAAGATGCAGCCGTTGGCGAGTTGGACATTGATCCACTCCCTTATCTTTATTGGGTCTGTGAGGGTTACTTCCTCGCCAGTACCGATGTTAATTGCGCAAAGAACCCAGATGACGGTAGCGTCTAAGCCGTCCGTCTCGATGTCCAGCAACCATTGCTTCGAGTTGGGTTGGTCAAGATACGTATTACTTCTCCTTGATTACTTGGGGCCATTTCTGGTTTTTAGCCTCTAGCATCTGTATCCAATAATTTTTGGCGGAACAAACATAATTTGTTCGTTCATATGTCCACCAGATACCGTATCGTTTATACTGAATATAATAACGAAACATGCGATTTGGATTTTCAATAATCCTAAAACGCGATCTGGTCGTCTCGTCGTCCGTTGCCGCTTTCATACTCATCCATTTCCTCCAGTGAAAGTTCTTCTAGTCGTCCAGTTGCAGAGTTGTAATGTAGATAAGACGCTGGACCTGTCGTTCCCGAGAATCGATTCTTTTCAACTGTCGTTTTAAGAATGTTGCGCCGCCACTCGTTAGCGTCGGTCTTGTCGCGATCAAGGCGAATAACGATGTTCGCAACTTGCTCAACGCCCGCAGTTCCTCGCACAAGTCCTGCTCGATTTTGGTGGATGATGCAGATAAGAGCAATGTTCAACTCCATACATAGCGTCTTGAGCTTTGTGCTGATTTCGTCTAGCTGTTTACGCTCGTCACCCGACTGATCGCTAACAATGATACTAAGATGATCGACCACAAGATACTTACACCCAAGAGCGTGCATGTGTCGGACCTTGTCAAGTACCGCATCAACCGAGTTGGAACCGAAATGATCCCAAATAACAACGCGATCGGAATTAATGACAGCGTCATAAGCAGCGCGGAGCTCGTCGGTAGTCCTATCAGTATCAGGAAGATGATAAGGTTTATCGTTATGAATAGACATGAGGCCCAGAGCGGTATCGTGATTCGGCTCCTCAAGGTGAAGAAATCCGACACCATAGCCTTTCTCGATGAGATCAGCGTTCGTAAGTAGCGAATATTCAACCTCCTTGATGATAGATGTCTTACCGATGCCGGTAGGAGCGTGAATGAGGATGAACTCCGAAAGACGAATGCCGTAAGTCAGCTTCTGGAGGTTGTCGAAAGGCCAAGGCACGCTGAAGTGAGACGGGCGATTGATGATCTCGTCCCACATCTCTGTGCCGATCTTCAGACCGTCAGGCTTGTAAGCAGGCGCTGCCCACCACTCCTTGACGAACTGCTTGCCACGACCAGCCTTGAGGTAGTCGTTAGCGTCCTTGAACTCCTTCAGCTGGACGATGTGAACTTTGCCGGGTTTGAACAGCTGAGCAACCTTGATTGCTGCGTCTTGACCGGGTCGGCTCTTCTCGCCAGTGAGGGGGTTGATCTTTACTTCGTCAGCATCGAACGCAAGGTAAATGTTTTCGAAGCTGTCTAGGTACTCATAATTCCGCTTACAATCAGCAATAGCAGAGCCAGCGCTGTGTACGGAGACCACAGGATATGGAGTAATTGTGAATGTTGCTGCTGCATCGTCTTGTCCTTCAACTACGGTAATCGTCTTCCCGCCTGCTGGAAACGCTTGCTGCCCAAAGAGGTCGAGATCATTCGCCGCCCCCTCAAAGTAGAAATTCTTATCAGCCTTTCGTACTTTGTTGCCGACGTGTTCACCGTTTCGGAAGACGGGGTATTTGGCTTCAATGTCACTGTTCGGGTCCATGTTGACGTCGATAGCGAACTTCTTGATCGCATCCTTTGGAATAGAGCGAGAGCGGAAGTCGTGAAAGACGTTCGTGATAGGAGTGAAGTAGCCTCCATCCTTCTTCTCTACGACCTTGTCGAAATGCTTAGGTTCGATAATGTTTGTTCCTCCTTTTACGTTCTGTTCATGGTGTCCGCATACGTAGCAGTGTCCATGACCATCGTCATAAACAGCAAACCCATCCGAAGATGGGCAAGCTGGACAGGCTGTGTGTTGAGTAGCTATAAGCTCTTCCCCTTTAAAATTCTACGTGCCAGAGGCCAACATCGTTTCGTTGTACGCGATGGTTGTTTCCAGCAGGCATCTGAATCCAATGGTTAGCGGGTGCGTTCCACTGAGCCCTCTGAGCGCCAACCCGAGCAGCGTGTTGAGCTGCTAGCTGTCTAATATTTTCTAGAATACGAGCATCGTTAGCCGCGTAATCGACAGCTTTTGCCGTCTTATCCTCAAAGAACGCAGAAGATTTACCGTCGTAGTCGTAGGCCTTATACGCAGATCGAGAAGTCAGTGACTTGAGGCGCTGCCTAGTGCGCTCTTTACCGACTGCGTGAGGCTTGATCTCGATCCGCTTCGACTGGAAAGCGGCATACGCATCTTGTGAGCGGCAGACTTTCTCACCGTCCCACCAGAACTCACAGAGCGTGTGATCGAAGTCGCTTAGGAGACCGCCCGGGACATCCTCAATGGCTTCGCTACGCTTGCCGATGATGTTGATCTTGAGGTTGTCGTCGTAGTCGATGATTTCGATGACGCCGCCAAGGATGTTTGACGTGAACTCTTCACTGTCGGCGACGGTGTAAGACGCACTGTCAGCAGCAGTCAGTTGTTTCTTTTTTCTCCAAGGTAGGCCGTGATAAGCGATGTCAAACTCGAACTCGTTATCGACAGCAACGAACACGTCAATGTCACGAGGAGTAATCGACTCATCATGAAACCAATCTCTTACAGCGCCACCAGCTACAACAGCTTTCGGATAGGCGGAAGAGGTAACTGTCTTTAGCAGCTTGTCCCAAACAGCAGGACCGTTATAGCTATTCATTTTCTCACCTGTCACTTTCTATTGAGTAACTTGTTTTTGTCAATTTGTTTCTAGTAACAAGTAGCTAGTAACGAGCAACCTTGTTAATCGTTATTTGTTTTTCTTAGCTTCAGAAAACAGCTAAACAAACATACCATAAGGTAATTATACACCAAATGTCACGAGCTGTCAAGGAAAATCGTCACACTCACTCCATAAAAAATTCTTCGGTGATGTCACGAGGGATAACGTCACCCCATCGCTCACCGTACTTACCGTCTCGATTGACTGTGTAAAGGTGCTCTTTACCGTTAGGGGACCTCGCAGCGAAGCCATAGCGGCCGTCCTCGTACGCATAGACGCATTTGGCCTCTTGGCCGTGGAACGTCATGTACGTCTCGCCTACTTTGAACATGCCCATGTTACTTGAACCACTCCTCATAGACTTCGGGACCTTTTGCCTCAATCAGTCGACAGTCTTTGTTAAAGAAGAGTCCTAGTGAATTTCCCAAGGTAGGTAGCTGACAGTAAACGCCCTTGTCTTGATAAAGGGAGTGGACTACGTACTCTATCGGACCGCCATAAATTGAGATTTTATCACCAACGTTAAACAACGTCAATCCTCCCTCCGTTAAACTGAATGTCCTCGACGACCCTCATCAGCTCGTCAGGAGTCGGCTCGATCTCGCTGCTACGAAGGTCTTCCTCCGGAACAGGGTCAGTAAACACCTCACTGATGGCGATGATGCACGTCGGACACGGGTCGATGTCTCCGTGGTCACGGTTGAAGTTGACGGACGGAAGCTCGGAGTTGCAGATAAAACAGCGCATGTTAGGTGTACCCTTATTATTTTATTACGTGTGGGGTAGTATATAAGAAATATTAATGCATGTCAAGCAAAATATTCAGCAGTCGGATCAAAAATATCAGCAGGCTCGACGAGCGTCAAACATGCAGTAATAGGATAACGAACGGGATCGTTAGGGCTCTTGTCGTAAATGACTCCGTAGCTTCGGATGTATTCGTCATGACTACGATCCGTGAAACCAGTCACGATAGTTCCCAACTGGGTTTCACCATTTAGATGTCGATCTATGGTTGATCGAAAGATTACTCTGTCACCGATGTTGAACTGTGTCACTTAAACCACTCCTCGTAGACTTCCGGCGGACGAGGCCCAGCCAGCTTAAGGTCCTTCTTATACGCCATGTGAAACTCGCCACGTAGCTCATCTTCCGGGACGACATCATACGGCATCTTTTCACCTCGATGATAAGCTTTTACGATGCAACGACCGTGAACAGTGTGTTCGACGATAGTTCCCGGCTCAAAAACACGAGGCTGAGAAACTTTCTTGCTCATAGGTATTCCCTATTGTTATTATATTACAGTATTGGAATTCTATTTGAACCATTCTTCGTACGGTTCGGGGGCAAGAGGACCTTCTCGCTCAAGAGTCCAGCTGGCTTTAGAGAAGGTATAGTGACTGGAATTACCATCTCCTCGAACACGCACATCAGGAACGACATGAGTAGTGTTGCCCACTAATGCCTTAACAACACCCGTTACGCCCACGTATTCTTTGTACGCAGTTCTTGTGGAGACAACGCGAACACGGTCGCCAACAGCGAATGTCACTTGAACCACTCCTCATAAATCTCAGGCCCTGCCGGAGCAACGAGCTCGAAGTTCTTAGGGTCCCAGCCTCCCTCAAAATCTTGTCGGCTGTTGATATCTGTGTTAGAAATGTTTTCGACACAGGCGTATCCGACGCGATTGTACTTTACGAAATCTGCCTCCCAGACAGAACCATAGTAGCTGCGACGAACACGATCACCGGGTGCGAAAAGCTTCTGCATAGTCATTGACGGTCTGTCCTTCCAGCCCGCAGGCAGTGTTGATTTCGAGGACGTACGCCTCGTTGCGGCGGTTGTTCCAGATGACGTCGACGCCACCGAAGTCGAGACCCATCGCAGCGACTGCTGCAACAGCCTGAGCAATCACATCGTCCGGTGCGACGACACCCTCACGAGCGAAGACGAAGCCGTTAGCGTGGTTGCGAATCTGCCAGTTCGGGTTTTCGACATCCGTGCGCCGAGCTTTGCGCTGAACAGCGATCACACGTCCGAACGCTACGTGAACGCGGTACTCGTCCTGCTTCGGGACGTACTTGACGTAGAGAGGAGCCCTTACCAGCTCATCCCGCGTCGCCGCCATATGAATGCCAGCGCCAGAGTGACCGCTAAGGATAGTACGGCATACGCAAGGAAAAGCGTCATCCGGCACGTCCTGCGCCGAAGTCCAGAAATCAGGGATGCGGACGCCAGCTTGACGGAGAGCTTCGAACGAACGAAGCTTATTTGCAGCCGTAGCGACAGCAGCAGGACGATTGATGATAGATGCCAACCCCGAATCATAGTCATTCGACGAACCCCAGTTGATGATAACGTCGTCCCGTCGGGGACGGAAGGTCGAGCCGACAGCGCGCAGGACACGACCGCCCAGAGCATCAGCAAGAGCGCGAGCCGATCGGCTACCAGCGTTATATGCACGGATACGATACCTCATTACTTGAACCACTCCTCATAGATTTCAGGCTTACTGTCAGCGACGAGCGCTAAGCGCCAAGAGAACAGACCGCGTTCCTTATTGTCATAGCCGTCACGCGGCATATCGAAATGAATGCGCGGATGTTTACCGTGGTCCCACAACTTCACGACCGTTCCTTGATCTCCTACCCGTAAGCCGGGATAGCCATTGCCCTGCACAAGCTCGACACGATCGCCGACCTTGAACGTTCCAGTCTTTGCACCACTCATCGAAACCACTCCTCGTAGACTTCAGGGCCCTTCGGCTTTGCGACACGCAACTTCTGGAACATGCTTTCGCTGCCCGAGTATCCGCCAGTGCAACCCTCGTAGTATCCAGAAGGACGGCCGCCCTTACTAGCTTCTGGGTCTGCTCCTTTAGCAGGGC